TCGCTTGCGCAACGGCCTTGATCGCATCCCATAAGAGCATCTGCTGCTGAAGATACTGATTGATCGTAAACCCGGGGTCCACTGGCACTGTAATCGGGAGCGGAATAAATGGGTCCCCTGCGCCATAATGATACCAATCACTGATAAGGGCAGCAATGATATTCTGCGCGGAGTCCGGGCCGTAGGCCCCTTCATCCTTGATAAAGGAATCCACGAGCGCCCCAGTCTCATCCCGAAACGTCACCTGCATTTCAGAAGCATCCGCCGCGATGTCCACTCCGTCGAGCCGCCCGGTACAGATGAGCATGCGCCCGGATGTCCCGAGTGGCCCGGTGGTCGAATCGTATAGCTGAGTAAAGAATTGATATGGACGCCCTGGCCACACTAGCGGATCGCCCCCAATTACGCCCGCCCCCGCACTGATGAGCGGGGAAAGGGATTCTGCGTCCCGCCCCCGAAATAGATTGATGCTGCCGGCGATCCCCGGTGAGTCAATATCCTCACCCCATGTCGCCGATACAATCGAATCCTTACTGATTAGAGAGTAGATGCTATGCCAGGTACCGCCCAGATCCTGCACCACAAGGTCAGCGATGACCCCGAGCCGACCAATTGCGTATTGGGCCCGAACGGTGCTATTGAGTGGACGCATCAGAGGATCGTAGGCCGGAGGGGGCTGTCGGCTTGCGTGATCTTGATCGTGAGAATACGCTTGTGACTTCCCAAAACCCATTTATACACAGAGGAAACAATTTGGACGATACAGTTGAGTGTATCCGTCCCCAGCGCATCCCCTGATACCACCACGACGGTTCCGAACCGGATCATGTTCCGGATCACATCCTCATCAACTTGATCCAGGGGCGCGGTAGTAAACTGCCACTTGCGATACTCAGCACTAATATCGGAGCGCAGATCACCATTGAACATGCGCTGGATTGTGCCCAAGGCGTCTGGCTCTTGTTCCTCGGCGCCATTCTCTTGGATTGGAATGTCGAGGCCGTTGATGTTGATAAAGTCCGTCATGGGACAATCCCCCACTTCGTCGGATCGCCGAACCGTTGCTGCGCTTCTTGGCGAGCAACGCGCTTGATATCTTTCCACTGATCAGCAGCAGTCTTGTCCGCCCCACTGATCACTACGTCGCCGAAATTGAACTCATTTGTAATCTGCTGGAGAACGGAGCGCGCCGTATTGGGCGCGGGGGTACCCGGCGGCAGCAGTTTTTCCGGGTTCAGGAGCGCGCCGAGCGATTGGGCGACCGACTGAAGCGTAACCTGTGGGGGATTCGTTACGACGGCTGCGACCGACGCGCCAAACGTCGCGGTCGAGGCCTGAAGGGCGTCGAGGGACGTAAGTACGCTGTGCAGGAGCCCCGTAGCGGCGCTATCGGGCGCCGGGGCAGCCCCGGCTAGGGGGCCGAGCGCGGTAATCGCGGCGACGATCCGATCAGCCGCAGTGGACTGTGACGCAGCAATCGTCTTAGATACCACTTGGAACGTATTGCCGAGGGTGCCGGGGTCGATGCTGAGGCCCTTCGTGATATCCACGGAGGTGACCCCGGGGATTTCGACCGTGTGCTGGGTGCCCGCCGGGTCTTGCGCCTGGAAAACGCGAAGCGCATTCTTGAACCCAGTGGGCACATTGAGCATTGCATTAGCGGCACCCGTCGCGGCATCATCCACCGTATTCAGCGCATCTGCCAATCCATTGGCAAACTGCAAGAAATCATCCGCCGAGGCAAACTGACCAAATTTGTCGGCTGAAATTGCCCCAGATTGAATGGCTGCGACAAGCGCCAGTAGTCCGGCCCGGAGCTTGTCGCGACCTTCCTTGGTGGTCGTGTCGATTGTCCCGATGAAGGCGGCGAGTCCCGGGGCAACCTTCTGGAGTTGGGCCACTTGATTGGCGAGTTCTTCACTCGGGGTGACCGAGGCGCCGGTGGTCAGTTTCGTATTGAGATCAAGTAGTGTCCGGGTATTGTCGATGGTGTCGGAGAAGGTGCGTAGCGCATCAGCGGTAACGCCAAGCTCAGTGGACACGAGGGCGAACTGATTGATATCAAGCGCCCCATCCACATTGAAGAGCTTGATGCCGAGCGAATCGGCCGCCTTCTGGATATCCGCAAAGGACAATCCAACGCTGGCAAGTTCTTTATTGATTTCAGCAATTTCCTGTGAATTGAAACGCTGAACATCTGCGGCATTCGCAAAATTGGGGTTGTCCCCGAATCCCGTGAATCCGGCGCTCTCAATCGCGCGCAGGTCCAGCTTCGGGAGCGCAGCGGCGACGTTGAACCCCTGACCAATGCCGAAGTTGGCCCGGTCGAGCGACCGGCGGAGCTGTTCGAGGGCGTCAATTTCTTGCCGGCGAAGCTGGTCACTCGCACTTTCTCCCCCGCCAGAGCCGAAGATACCCGAGGCAATCGACACCGCCCCAGCAATCGCCCCAGCAATGCCGGGGATCGCCGCGGCAAAGTCGAAGTTGCCAAGACTGTCCTTTGCCTTCTTGATCTCGCCAATCGAGCGCACCAGTTGTGAGGCGCCCTGAACGACTTGCCCGAAGCCATCGCCGAGTACGCCGAGTGCGGAAATGAGATCGCCGACCGACTGAACGATCGCATCAATCTTCTGAAGCGTCTGGAGAAAGCGTTGCGTCTTGAAGATGTCGTCCGTGACGGTGACGCCGAGGGACTTCAGAATCTCAGTAAACTTTTTCCAGGCAAGGAGCTTCTGTTCTGGGGGTGCCGCCGAGACATTGACGAGCTGCGCAAACTCCTTGGCAGAATCAAGAATCTGGCCGTGAAGCGAGTCAAGCAGGTCCTCGCTGGATCGCTTGAGGTCGGCGTTCTTCGTGTCAATCGCTTGTTGGAGCGTCTGCTTTGCTTGCTCGTAGCGGAACGCCAGATCAGTGAACGAGGCGGCGAAGTTCGGGTCAATTTTCGCAATGAAGTCCTCCGGACGCACCTGCCGCCGGAGCTGATTCTGCGCACGAATCAACCCGATATTGGCCGTGATGAGCCCGCCCTGCTTGGCAATCGCTGATGCAACCCGATCCTCCAGATCCTTCGCTTCTGCGAGCAGTGGGGCGAGCAATCGCTGCTGCGTGACGGTGTCGGTCGTGCTCTGCTTGACTTCCTCGAAGCGGGCAAGGAAGTCGGTGACTTGACGTTCTAGTTCCACAAAGGGCGTTTCGTCCGGCTTTAGGGCGCTGCTGATTGCCTTATGAAGCTCATCAGTGATCTGGAGAAGCGCCGTGGGCGCCTTATCAGCACCGATTTTCGCAATCTTCTGATCTAGCGCCGCGGCCATCGCTTGGGCCGCCTGAAGCGGCTTACTGAGCTGGGCTTCGCGATCCGCCGCGCCCCGCGACGTATCGGAGATCAGCCGGAGTCGCTCAATAAGCTGCTGGGCTGCGTCCGTGGTCTTTTGGAGATCGGTGCGCTTATCAAGCGAAATTGCCGGGCCACCTTGAAAGTCATTGAGCTGATCGTGCAATTGCTTGAGGAACTTATTGAGCGCATCCGTCTGCGTTCCGGCATTCCCGGCCGCGCCTCCAAATTTCGCTACGGCATCCTTGACGGCTTGGAGCTTGGCCTCGACGGCAGCGATTTCGTCTTTGTTATCCTTGACCTTGACCTGAAGTTCAAAGCCGGGCAGCCCGCCCTGATTATTCATGGCCACTTGAAGCGCCCGGCGATCTTCCTTGAGGACATCGAGCTGCCGCTGAAGATTCTCTTTTATGTTCTGAAGATCAGACTGCGACTTCCCGACAAGCGACGCAGAAAACGCCTCGGTATCTGCCTTTGATTTATTGGCAGCGTCCGACAGCTCCTTCAGCTGCGTGACCACAAGAGCGATTGCCCCGGCAATCCCGACGATCACTGGAATGCTAACGGCCGCGAATGTACCCAGAACGGCGCCGAGAATCCCCGCCGCAGAGAGAGCTCCAATCGCCGTAGCTACGCCGGCAATCGTCGTGATCAAGGAGCCCATGATGCTGAGGAGTGGCCCAGCAATCGCGGTGAGCCCAGCAAAGATCACTACGGTACGAAGAATCTGCGGGTTTGCCTTTGTTAGATTCCGGACAAAGTCTGCGAGCTTATTGACCATATTGGTCAGGAAGGTCAGGATGCCCGAGTCCCCAATGGCAACGGCGAGACTGATGAGTGAGCCGACGAACTGCTTTAGCTGGGCATTGAGACCGCTGAACTGGGTATTGACGACGCGATCCGCTTCCCCACCCGCATCCTTGATCTTAGCGGTGAGGGTAATGAGAGGTTCAACGCCAGTGTTCAAGAGGGAGAGCAATCCAGGGCCGGCGCGCTGAAGAAAAATCTTCATTGCCTCGCCCGCTTTGGTCCCGCCTTTCTGGAACTCGTTCAAGATCGTCAGAAACGGAAGCAAGTTGCCTTGCGCATTGGTGATGTGGAAGCCGAGGCCCCCGAGCCGGTCGCCAATTTCCTTGATCACCGTGGCAGACTTCTTCGACGGATCGTACAGCCTGGCAAACATATTCCGCAGCGCCGCGCCGCCTTGCGAGGCTGGAAGGCCCTTGTCTGCGAGCGTCGTCAGCAGCGCAAGGATCACATCGAAGTCTTGCCCGGAGGCAGCGGAAATCGACCCAGCATACTTGAAGGCATTGCCGAGTTCCGTAACAGTGACCGTGCCGGAGAGCGAGGCGGCGACCATCTTGTCCACAAAGGCTGATGTCTGATCAAACGTCAGCCCATAGTTCTTCATCGTCCGTGTCGTTAGCCGAATCGACTCATCCAGGTTCCCATTCTCAATCGTCGCCAACTTGATAATGGGTGGGAGGGCCTTGATAATATCCGCGGCACTCAGGCCCGCTTGCCCGAGCGAGCCAATCGCCCCGGCAATCTGGGTTGGGCTAAAAGCACTCACCTGCCCGAGCGACAAAGTCGTGGTCCGGAGCTTCTCCATATCTGCGGCTGTACCTTCGACAAAGGCCCGGGCCGCGTTCCACGACTTCTCAAAATCGCCGGCGGCCTTGACGCCGGCGATGCCCAGGCCGACGATGGGCAGTGTGAGTGTGGTGGTGAGTGTGCGCCCAATTGACGTAGCGGCATTGCCGACCGCTGTGAGCTGCTGTGGGAGTGTGCCGAGTGGAGAATCCCCCACGTCCTTGAGCTGCCCGACGAGCCCGGCCCGGAGTCGCTGCGCAACGCCAGCTGGGATCTTTAGGCCATTTAGATTCTTCAGTTCTGCGGTAATGCCGGCATTGAATGCCTGGCCGGCGGCGCGACCTTGCCGGGTGAACTCCTCCCGCGAAATCAGTCCTTGGGCGAGTTGGGATCGAAGATCCACGATCGTGCTGGCAAAGGATCGCTGTAGCCCACTGATCGTTGCAGCGGTTCGCGTAATTGAACCACCAAAGAGGTTGTTTGCCTGTACGAGCGTGCCAAACAACCCCTGCGTCGCGAGCTGACCTTGCTGTGCGGAGAGTTTGGCAAAATTGCGAACGTCCGCTTGCGCCCGATTGAGGACGGAGCGGACGTTGGAGGCGTCAGCAGAGATGCGGACCAGGAGATTTGCGATTGTCGCCATTTACTCCCCTCCGTTCAGCTGCTCCTTCATCTCCCACGCCTCTAACGTCCGAATCGCCAGATACTCTTTTAGCTCACTCATCGTGAAGTGATCTAACACCCAGTCCGGATGCTGGCCATATTCCCGCGCCAGCATCCAGATCACACGACGGACTGGGCGGTATCGGAGTTTCCCGCCAGCTCCTCGATGTCTTCCTTCTTGAAGTCTGACATCTTCATTCCTGCCTGGTACACCCGGTCGAGCGCCGCGCCCGACTTCTCCGCCAGCAACTTGATTTCATCCTTCCCGAACATCCGCTCTTTCGTCACCGGGTCCACAATGATCAAAGAGCAGAACTTGGCGCGAACGTTCTGCATATCCACACGCTGTGCCTTGCCGGTACCGATGAGCATAGAGGACTCAAAGGCATCCCGCTCTCGGCTGGTGAGGGATTTGATCATGACGCTAGGCACGGTCACGCCGCCGTCCGGCGACCACTCGGGCACTTCCACGGTTTCGTAGTTGATGTCCTTGGTGGCAAGGATGTCCTGCTTGCTGAGGAGTAGCGAAGTCTCCGACATGCGGGTGCCCCTTGGGCTGGTGAAGAAAGCGGGGCCGTCCGGGATGAACGGCCCCTGCTGGTACAGCAGATTACAGCAGGTCGCCGCCACCAACCGCAGTGGCGTCAGCCTGGGCGATGAACTCGTATGTCACCTGTTGGAACCCGTCCGGCGTGGCATCGTGCGTGAATGAGTTCACGAGCACGGACTGCTGGAACCCCGCCACGCCGTCCGGGAGAACCTGGATGTCGATATTGCTCTGGGCGATTTCCGCCGCGAGCATTGCCGACTGTCCGGCATCCCCCGGGATGTAGAGGCCGGTGACGCTGTACTTCTCCTCTTTTGGATCTGTGATCGGGTAGGGCGTGTTGCGATGGAACACGGGAAAGGTCTGCGTGTTCCGGGTGCGCTGCTTGTTGTACTTGTTGAGGCCCTCGGCAATAACGAAGGTCGCCCCTCCTGTGTCCACTTTCAGAAGGAAGGCTGAGCCCCTGACCGGATCGCTCATGAGAAAAGCTCCTGATGAAGTTTGCGGTCAGCTGCCCTTGGCAGACGAGTGGTTGTGCGCCCCGAACGTCGCGGGCGGCGGGATCGTTTCGCTGCCCTCCTGGACCTTTTGCAGCACACGATCCGTCGAGCTTCCCCCGGCACCCTTGGTAGCGGGGTCCTGGACCAACTTTTCTTGAATGAGCACGAGTGCCGTATTGATCAGCTTCTGAATTGCAAGAAGCAAATTAGCAATCGTACTCCATAACAGCGTATCCGGCATTACGGCAGCGTCTCCCATTCATAGGCAGTGATGCCTTGCTGATGCGCCGGCTCTTTCGGGGTCACCGTATTTAGCACCATCCGCAGCGTCCCATAGACCTTGCCCGTTCCATCGTCGAACGGGAGGATGAGATCATTCACAAGTCGATCCAGATCATCATAGATCGCCAGCACCGATTTCTCAGTCAGGCTGTGAATATTTATATGGAGCGTTCCGGAACGGGCCTTGGACCCAAAGTAAAACTTGTTGTTCTGCTGAGGATTGACCAGGGTAATATAGCTGAGCGGCGTGTCCTGCGCGACGCGCTGAAGATAGACCTTTTCGCCCGCGAGCTTACTACTTAGTGAAGTGTCACGCTGAACTGCTGCGTCTAGGACCTTGATGACGCGCGTCATACTCATCGGCCAAATCTCCGCGCATAGGCCGCCGACAATTCTCGGGAGACGGCAGCTTGAAACTCAACTGAGGTTTCTGCCCATGCCGGCTGGAGCGAAGGCTGGGGCGCTTGCCCAATACCAAATTCTGGGTAAATGGGATAGAAGTTCTCGCCCACATCAAAGAAATCCTCTGCACGCCAACCAACATCAAACGTCAGTCCATTATTCGAGTAGTCCGCCCGCACACTCGACTGCATGAACCCAGTGTCAACGGGGCACAGGAGCTGCGTCAGTTCCTTCGTTAGCTCCCCATATTCCAGCACAAGTTCCCGGATCACCTTTTGGGTTATTTCATCTGCGGCGTGGAAATTGGCAGCAAGGCCGGCTTTCGTTGCCCGGCCGTTCGCAAACTCCACCACGGAGAAGTCAAGATCAGTCATACGACCCGTCGCAGTGGCACGGAGAGTGTCTTGCAATAGACGAGGTGTTCAATTTCCCGATTGGACACCAAGTCCCCGATCATCTCCAAGTCCCGCCGGAAGGGTGTTCCATTGCTAATGCCAGTGATCTCAAAATAGCGACCAGGGGCAATCAGCGTACCGGCCTTGAACTTTATCACAAACTTGACATCTCCGCCGTATTGATCGGCGACGGCTTGTGCTCCAGGAAGGCGCAGGTCCAATGGCGCCAATCGACATGGCACCTCAGTTGCCTCAACCACATCAGCCAAGTCAGACAGTCCCCCGTCCTCACGCACAGGGGCCACACGAGTCCAGATCGTCGCCAGATCATTCATCGTCCGCTCACTATTCGCCCGCATTACCGCGAGCGCGCGAGGAGGGTGGAAGGATCGAGGCATCGACCTAGAACCTCAGCGTATTCTGAACTGAGGAACTGACGACTTGCTGAATGGGAGAACGGGGAAGATCGGAGGTGAAGTAGGCGTTGTATTCTGCCTGATAGGCCCGGACCTGCTCCGAAAGCCAGTCGATTTGCGCTTGCGTGTAGGCGTAGGAACCCTGATCCGCCGAGGCCGAGGACATCGGGTTGGTCGCGATGTCGGTAAGAATGGACTGGAATACCTTCCAGTACACATACGCCGTAACGGCATTGTCAATCTGATCGGCTGCCAGCGCACTCGTCTTTACGTACCCCTCGTCCAGTCGAGACTGGATTCTCGTGAGCACTTGTGGGACCGTCTCACCAGGAAAGACAGCTGGATTGATGAATCCTTGCGGAACGAGGAAGGACGTATTGACGAGTGCCATTGCGCATTACTCCTTGCCGCTAAGGGCCTTCACGAGTTCCGGCTGCTTCATCCCTTTGTGCTCCACACCCCGCTCCTCAGCGATCTTTCGCAGGTCCTCAATCGCGAGCGCATCGAGACTAGGGGCCGGCGGGGCAACGTTCTCCGGGAGCGCAGGAGCTGGGAGCGTCTCAACACGACCCTCTGGCCCGATCATCAGTACACCCGGCGACTTGTTCTTGTTCTTCGGTGGCGTCCACCCGGCGGGCATCTCGGCGCCCTTGAGGTAGATCGCGCCCCGATACACATAACATTTATCCGCCTTCATGATGCAGAACTCCTTGTTGGCGAAGGACGAAGGTGGGCGCCGGGCGATCGTGCCCCGGCGCCGGTTAGGGAACAGTTAGGAGATGTCCTTGATGACGAACACGCCTTCCGGCTCCGTGATGACGGGAAGTGATGCCTGCCAGGCCTGACCGTCGATCCGGGGCGGCTTGTCCCGGTACGGGGTCATGATCAGCGTGCGGCCCGGGTTGCTCTGCCCAGCGGCGCGACCGACACCGGTGTAGCCGAGGGTATGCCCGAGGATGAACAAACGGTCACCGAGGTCCAGTTCGACATCACGGCCAGTCGCGGCGATCCCCACCACGACATCGTTCGGAAGGAACCGGCCCGTGCCGCTCTGGGTACGGTATAGCGCGTCGTACAGCTCCAGGGCGGGCAGGTCGTCCTGCGCCAACGCGGCATTGATCTCCGCGATGGTGACTCGGCCGGTGTTGGCGAGAATCTGCCCCGAGCCATCGACCGTCACCTTGTTCGTGCGGGTGGCGATCTTCGCATTCAGCATCAGAATGCTGACGACGTTCCGGCTCGTGATCAGGCGATTGAGCCGAAGGCCCTTGCTGTAGAACAGCTGCGCCATGGCGTAGATGTCCGCCATGGGATCATACGCATCGTTCGACCAGGTGCCACCGGCGCTGGCCCGATGGCCAGCCGGATCGCTGTAGCTGATCGTTTCGGTGTACCCGTTATCGCCCGTGAGCACGACGGCCGCGTTCACGATCGCATCCCAACGATCCTTCTCGTTACGCTCAACGAGCGGGTTGTTCAGCATCGTGTCGGCGAAGCGAATGAGCGATGCGATGGCCTCCATGTCCGACTGCGACCGGAGATACCGCAGCAGCACATCGTAGTCGCGGCTCGTCAGCGAGGCGCCGATGTCCGAGTTGGCGAGTACGACATCCACCCACCCACTCATGGCGCTTCCCTTCAGCTGCACCGGCGAGTACCGCGTGCCGTGATTCGCGATCACAGAGCGATACTTGATCTGCTCTTCCCGGAAAGCATTTTCCGGCACTTCGATTTCGGGCAGGATCGAGGCACCCAGGTACGGGCGGGCCTCCGGGCCGAACTGCGCCAACGGATTCCGCGCCACGCGATCCAGGCTCTGATCCTGCTCCATCTGTCGGATCAGCGACCCGAGGTCACGAACAGTCATCGTTCACTCTCCTCAGGCCACGCCCGTTGTGGTTGCGTACTTCGACCGGATCACGGTCTTGAGGGTCGAGGCGAGATCAGTCCAACCCGGGAGGAAGTTCTCCTTCACGGGGAATGACCCCGGCAGGAGGGCTTCAGCATCATCGATGTTGGACAGGTTCTCGACATCGAACGGGAGCAGGTACACTTCATCATCCGTATTCACCGCCGGCCCGAACGGCGTATTAGTGCCGCGCTCGGTGAACGTGCGGCCGACCAACGTGCCTGAGGGCACGGTCTTGATTTCCACTCCGGCGTAGGTCGCCGTTTCCGTCCCGGCCATCGCCGTCGGGATAGCCCGAACGGTGAGGGTGGTGTCGCCCGCAGCCGCCGCAGCGGTGAGAATTGCGAGCTTGTTGGTGCCGAAGTCGAGGATCGTCCCGGACGGAATTGCTCCAGTCAGAGCCACGACGGTGAGTGACGTGGCTGCGGCGAGTGCCGAAGCGTTCATCGTCACCACAACCGCATCCGGCGCGAGAAACTGCGCGGCATCGAGCTTGATTCCGCCCGGCAGCATATCATCAGGGCAGATCGGCCGCCCAGCCCATACCGGAGGCGTCAGAGTGACGGGTGAAACCGTCATCTTGCGTCCCATGGTGGTAACTCCTGGGTTGGTTGGTTACTTCTTGGTCCCGGCGTCTTTGGCGCCAGGAACCGCGTACCGGCTCGCAAGGTAGCTGGTGACTACCTCGGATGACCCACGAGCCCTGCCCGATGGGGTTGTGCGTGAGGTGCCGACACCCGCAACCGGGACG